TTTCAGATTGCGCTTGCTTGTCATAGCAATTCGCTGCACTTGGGGGCTGGGCTCTACGCCAAACTCAGGCGCGATCTCGCAAGCCAAGTTGTATGTGAAAGCACGCAAGTAACCCGGCGGGAACAAAATGTTGGTCGCCAAGTTGGCGGGCTGGGTTAACTCTTCAACGCTGATAAAGTGCCACTCCAAATCCCGTGTAGGCTTGGGATAGATGTACATATCCACATCAGGATACGTCATGTTGATAAACAACACTTGCGGGTAAGTAGACGTAACCGTCTTAACAGCAATACCGTCGTACTGCTGCTGGTTGATCATTTTTATGCCAAAGCTGACATTGGTGCCTGGGTCGCGGTAGTAGGTTGCGTCATCCAGCAAGATGGGGCGGTTTCCCACAAAGTTGCCTGTTGGGCCAAGAGTGCGGTTGATGAAGCCCGCAGGCCAAGTAAACACCTGGTCTTGAGTGCTGAACACCGAGAGCCGCTCGGTATTCCAGCTATCAATCATCTGGTTGAGCGCCGTCAAGCTGTCTTGCGACACTGAAGCAGAAGTAGTTTCGCCTTCGGCCAGCACGCCAAGCAATCGAAGGGCTCGGTTAATCTGATCGCCAGCGGTGTATGTCGCCATGACTAGGCTCCTTCGGGTTCGTTTCTACGACGGCGCTTTACTTCCAGTGCGTTGACAGGAGCCGCCTCGGAGACTTCGGGCGTATCCAGAGTATATCGTGTCCAGCCGTTTGTTTCATCATAGGCTGCTTCAAGTTCCATAGTCGCCACTTTGCGGCCATGAACAGGGTGAGAGAGGTAAATTTCCATACTGAAAAGGGGGCTTGTGGCCCCCTTCCCTTTCGTTTAAGACGAAGCCATGATTCCCAAAGACTTCAGGCCAGAAATAATGCCATTGACATTAGTTTGCAGGGCAGAAATCTGAGCGGTGGTCAAAGCGCCGACGCTTGCAGTGGTGAGAGTCGAGAAGTTCAGCGAAGTGAGCGCCGCAAGTTGGTTAGTAGGAGTAGCACCAAAAAATCCGGCAGTACCACCTGACTTACCCATCACCGCGCCGTCAAGCTGCTGGTCTTCAAAAGCGACACCAATTGATTTGGTATTTGGCATATTGATTCCTTAAAGAACGGGGCCGAAGCCCCATCCAGGTTTACTTCAAAAACGCCGAGTAAGCAGCGTCACCAGTTTTCACAAAACGGTATGTGTAAGCACCGAAACGTGGAACGGTAACAGAACCGAAGATCGTAATACCAGTACCAGTTGTAACAGGTACGGTAGACGATGTGCCGGAGTCGTTGTTGTTGCAAATAATCAGATCAAAAGACGAACCAACTTTAGCACTTGTGATGGCTGCATCAAGCAACGCTGCGGTGGGCAGCGTAACAGTCAACGTAGCATCAGAAGCCTTTTTGCAAACAACCAAACCAACCGCCACTTGAGCAGCGGTCAACGTAGTGTCCGCAGTCAAGGTGGTGGGGATGGTTTGTACGCCCAGTAGGGCTTCAGTCAAATTGCCGTCACCAACTTGGTAACCGCCTGCGCCATTAGGAAAAGCCATGATAAATATCCTTTAGAAAGAATTGATTAACCCCAGATGCGGCAGGCCATCTGTGGACGAATGGTGCTGAAGCCATACAGTACGTCAATACGGCAAGGCATACGGTCGTTGTTGATGTCGTACTGACGAACAACGCGCAAGCTGATACCGTTATGAACCGCACGAGCAGCCATGTCAACGCCTTGGGGCAGCAACAAGTCAGCAGTAGCGAACGTGATAGCGTCCTTGTGGTAGACCAAGTTCTGTGCGTAAGCAGTAGAAGCGGTGCCCACGAAGGTCACAACAGCGTTGATCAGCGGCAGCGCGGTCATGGTAGCCAGTGCGTGAGCAGCGGAGTACATGGGAGCCACAGTCACAGTCCAAGTGCCAGACACAGCGGTTGCATCAGCCAGAGCTACAAACTGGAACAACGAACCAGTGGTTTCACGGGTTTGCGGATTCACAGCAAAAACGCTACCGCAAGTAAACACATCGCCAGCCTTGATGGTCGTGGTTACGGATGCTTGCGACAGGCTCAAAGTTGAAGAACCTTCCGAAGTCACCGAAGCAGCAACAATCGTAGCGGCAGTTGCATCGCGGCTTCCGCAAGTGTGCTGCTTGATCGACTGAGACATATTGACTTCATCAAAGCCCAACACGCCAGTGCCCATCATGCCGTTGCGGAATTGCTTGCTGATGGTGTCGGTAGGATTGAACAAGCCCTTCATACCTTCAACCAGACCAGCGTTTGCAGCGGGGTTAACCGTTGCATAGCGGGGCGACATTACAGCGGCGTTTTCGTTCAACTTCTGTTGGGCTTGGAGCAGCACTAAAGAAGTCGAAGGAGTCGTGCCGGGGGTGCCGACAGTGTTACCGATGGTTTTGTACGCATTGGCAACATCAGCATCAATGCTGGAGGCCAACTGGCTAATACGAGGCTTCAACACACGCTCTGCGAAGTCGTCCAATTGCATGGTCAATTCGGCAGAAGTGAAGTTCACGCCGATATGCTTTTGCGAGGCGACAGACAAAGTGGTGAACTGCTCATTGTCGTCCTGAACTTGCAAGGCGGCACCGTCAGTGACCAAAGCGCGGTCGGGCAGACGAATACGCAGAGTAGAACCAATCTTGGCGCCTTCAACAGCAAAGCTGTCGTCGTACTGACGGTTTACGTTACGGGTGATCACCAGGTTGTTCTCGAGGATTTCGAGAGCTTTCCGAGTAATCATGTCAATGGTTAGGATACTATTAGCCATGAAAAAAGTCCTTAAAAAAAGTTAGCGGTTTTGCGCTTCCCACTTCTTCCGTTGTCGTGCCCTTTCGGCTTCAATCCACTGCGAGGCCGTCATGGTCTTATCTGACCTGGGGTCTGTAGTGTCATAGGCCGGTGATCCAGTGGATCGGGCAGTAACAGGCGAAATCGGCGCTGGCGCTGATGTAGTACGTTTCACGGGAGGATCAGACGCCAATTTGGCCTCAATCTTCCCAATTTCCTTTGCCTGTGCAAGCGGGGCTAAGCGAGATATACGCTCTGCGTCTTTAGGGTTAGTTCCGAGGTAATAAGCTAACTCAGGCCCAACATCCGAAGACCGAATCGTATCGGCCATCACATCAGTAATTGGCAGCTTGGGGTTGTATGCGACTTGTTCAAAATCATCATACTTAGCGCGGGCTTCCTCTTCCAGATCGTGATAACTCTCAAGAACTTGCGAGTGCTGCTTGGCCGCTTCGCGCTGCGCAATCAGTTGTTCGGCCTTTTGATAGGCCAACGCATCGGCGTAAGCCTCTGGCGTTTCAAACTGATCGACAGACTGTGCTGCCGGAGCCCTCAAGGTTTGCGTTTCCGCAGTCCTCTGTGCTTGTTCCCGTTCCCACTTTCGTTGCTCTCTTGCGAGGCGTTTTCCAATAGCTGCATCAAGTTCCTCTTGCGAGAAGGTCTTGGGTGCTTCTGCTTCCGGCGCTTTAACTTCAGGTTCAAGTGCAGCCGTTGCTACTTGTTCCGGCGCGGGGTCTACTACCGCTAGGTTTTCTTCTGACATTTTTCGATTCCATAGAATCCCTGGTGAACGCACCAGTACGTTTTTTGGGTTATTCGTATGCGACTGTAAATGCGGCTGATGTACCGGCCAAAACAATATACAGTCCCTTGTTGAAGAACAATCCCGCAGGAATGTTCAGATATGTGGTTCCCGCAGACACGCTAAAAACGTCCGAGATTTTCGGATCGCTGGTGCTGGAGGCTTGCGAGTCATAAATGGTAAGCGTACCGCTGCTGGACGCCGACACAAAGATTCCATAAAGTTTGCCAGCGCCGACTTTGACTTGCGAAGTAGCAGCCAGTTGCGTATAGTTTGCCATGATGTTCCTTTATGCCAAAAAGCGTAGTTTATACAGG